ATCCGGATCACGTTTAAGGATTCTTTATGAAAACGACAGTCCGAGAGGTTTAAAGTGGCATACAGCGACGATATCATACCTGTGATGACTTCAGATACCGCTCCGAGCGGGACGTGTAGCGCAAGCACTTGTCTTGTAACTAGTGATGGGTCTACTGAGGCTTTCCGTGCGTTTAATAAGGAGCTTCCCCTTTCCGGACAGACTCCGTATCAGCTTAATGGCTACCCTGTTTGGCACTCACAGCTTGGTTATCCTCACTGGCTTCAATATCAATTTCCTTCGACAAAGACGGTTACAAAATACACCATCAGATCGAGGAATATGCCGGTAAATGAAGGTTGTCTATACCCTAGAGACTGGACATTTTTAGGAAGCAATAACGGATCTGATTGGACTACTTTGGATACTCAAACAGATCAAACTTTCACATCAAGTGAGGTGAAGGAGTATACGTTCTCAAACACAAATGCTTATTCTTACTACCGAATAAACATCACTGAGTCGTCGGCTGAATATGGGGCATACGTTGCTATTGACGAACTTGCAATGATGGAAACTCTCGCCAGTTCGTCGAGTTCCAGCTCCTCAAGCTCTTCACTTTCTAGCAGCTCGTCCAGTTCATCGAGTCGGTCCAGTTCAAGCTCAAGGAGTTCTTCAAGTTCAAGCTCGTCCAGCTCCTCAAGCTCAAGGAGTTCTTCAAGTTCAAGCTCGTCCAGCTCGTCGCGTTCAAGCAGTTCGTCGAGTTCAAGCTCATCTAGCTCCTCAAGTTCGAGAAGTTCGTCGAGTTCCAGTAGTTCGTCCAGCTCGTCGCGTTCAAGCAGTTCGTCGAGTTCAAGCTCATCTAGCTCCTCAAGTTCGAGAAGTTCGTCGAGTTCAAGTTCATCCAGTTCTCGAAGCTCATCGAGTTCCAGCTCGTCTAGTTCATCCAGTTCCAGCTCGTCTAGTTCGAGTTCCAGTTCAAGTTCTTATAGTTCCAGTTCATCGAGTTCGTCGAGTTCCAGAAGTTCTTCCAGCTCATCTCGTTCGAGTAGTTCTTCCAGCTCTAGTTCGTCTCGCTCATCAAGCTCTTCAAGTTCGTCTAGTAGTTCTTCCTCGTTAAATAGCTCTTGGCCCGGACGTCCGGAAAATTGTTCTGAAAAAATCCCTATCCGGGATGCTGTTTTTGCTCCGGAAGTTCAAAACTCTTGGCCCGGCAGAACAGAAAATTGTGTAGAATCTATTCCTGTTAGAGATCCTGTGTTTCTTCCAGAAAATTCATGAGGGGGCTTTATGTCAGAATGTGATCCTTGGAGAATACGAGCGGAAGGATACGCGGTATCCTCGTCGAGTTCCTCGTCAAGCAGCTCCTCATCCTCAAAATCGTCCTCGTCATCTTCGAGTTCGTCGAGTTCTTCGAGTTCGAGTTCTTCGAGTTCTTACAGCTCGTCCAGCTCCCGGAGTTCATCAAGTTCATCCAGTTCGAGTTCGTCTCGGTCCAGCAGCTCAAGTTCGAGTTCATCCAGATCCACATAAGGAGAATCCATGTCTACTCTCGCGGAATTAGAGACAAAGGTTAAACAGATCTACAAGAGAAACGACGCGGATACGCTTCCTGTAAAGACCGCGATAAATGACACCTATAAGGCCATGCTGTCCGTGATCGGCCATCATAAATTACAGGATCGAATGTATAAGGATATCGCCGTCGGTCAGTATGAAATTACGCTTCCTTTGGGTATTCTCCGGATCGAGAATCCGATAAAAATCATTGATCCGATGGGCGGGAGCGAGGGAACCAATTCCTATCCTCTGCGATTTATGACGAAAGCGGAATACGATACAGTTGAGCCTTACCCGGAGTCTGCTGTCCCCGGTGTCGGGATCCCTTGGGGATACACACTCTGGAAAAACTCGATTTATCTTACGTCGATCCCGGATAAGACGTATATTCTTGAGATCCCGCTCGGTGGAGAGCCGGTGGATCTTCTGGAGGACGCGGATGATTCGATCCTTTCCTCAGTTTGGGACGAAACGATCATGGCCGGGGCGTTACACCGGCTTTTTGCGTCCGTGAAGCTCTACACCGATTCCGATTACTGGAGGAAAGTCTACATCAACGGATCCGAAGGGGATGGATACATGCTCGTCGGAGGTCTTAATCTGTTGCGCCAGCTCGATCACGACAATTTTAGTGCCGCTTCAATAGTGAGAAATCAACCGCTCTAAGGAGGATTTATGGCGTTCATGGAAACTTGGGATGAGACATTCCCATCTGATAACCAGCTTGCTAGTCTCGGAGCTGATGATATTCGAGGATTAACGGTCGCAGTTCGGGAGCGCCTCGCGATAGATCACGTCGCTCTCGCTATCGAGGGAGGAAACGCGAATATCGGACATCACAATAAAGCGACGCTTGTGGATCAAGTCGCGGATCTGCTGGGAGCTGCCGGCACTGTCCGTCTTTTCGGAAAAACGATCACTGGGAAGGTCGAGCTTTTTCTTGTCATGGCTGATAACACCGTGATCCAGCTTACCAGCGGAGGAAAATTAAACGTCGCGGCTCTTTCCGCGGTCCTCGCGACAACCTACGGAGGGACCGGATCATCCGCGGACGCGAACGGAGCTGGTGGCGTTGTAGTCCCGACCGGGGCTGTCAATGCTGCGAATGGAGCGGTAATTCTTACCGCCGACGCCAAGCTCCCCGCCGTGGATGGGAGTTTGCTGACTGGGATATCAAAAATTTCTATCCTTAGCGGAACTATTGCAAATGGAGCAACAATTCCACTTCCCGAAGGATACTCAGAGGGGCAGTGTAATTGGTTAGTATCTCACGGCCAATGGCGGTTTAATGCAGACCAGCACAGAACAGATTTTGGAATTGTATTCACAGCAATAGGAACCAGAGTCGTAACCATTCAAGGACTTGTCGATGGACTTACACTTGCGGTTGCAAACTATATAATTATAGGAGTTAAATAACATGAGATATGTTAAGAATTCAGAAAACTTAATTAATGTTTCAGTTTCTGGAGATATAGATTTAGAGGAGGGACAGTCTCTGTTTATTACCGATGACGTTGAGAAGATTTCTATAATAAATAGAAACATAGGAAATATCCGTGAGATAGATGGAGAATTATCTATCATCAATGTTCCTCAACCTCCTTCCGCAGAAGTCCTCGCCGCTCAAGAACTAGAAACTCTCATCGAAGCGAAGAAACGAGAGCTTGCGATTGCTGCACTCAAAAGCGAGAACAAACTGGACGCAAACTGCAAGGTCACGGAAACCGGAAAAGAATCAATAGGAAAATAGGGGTAAAATATGCCATACCTTAGAAAAGGAGAACTTCTCCCGGTCAAGGGATACGATCTATCCATCCCCTCTCTTTTCACGAAAGAGGGATATGGCTCCCCTTTAAATCTTCAGTACGATCGCGGTCTTTTGAGGAAACGCGACGGAAAATCTAAGTTCGGGAATCCGTCGTTTGGAAATATTCCGTTCATTCATCTGGACACGTTCAAACTCTCCACGCGCGTTCAGAGATTGATCGCGCATACGAAAAAACAAGTTTATGAATATAATTCCTCGACGAACAAGTTCGATGATCTGACTGGATTCTTGGCTGATCACACCGGGGACGACGACGATTATTTCGATAGCTGTACGGTCCCGGAACTCGATTGGTATCTATACACCAATTACGTCGATAGCATCAGAAAGATCTCGGACGTCGGGAACAGCGCGGTCCTTGCCGGAAATCCTCCAAAAGCTCGTTTCATGGAATATATGACTCCTTACGTCTTTATCGCAAATTTGAACGAGGGGGGTCTGGCGATTCCGACAAAAGGAGCTTGGTGCGACACCGGAGATCCGACAAACTGGAGTACGAATAACGCGGGTTCGGTTCTTTTTACCGATGATCCCACGGAGATCCGGCGCGTCAAGAAGATGGGAGAGTATATTTTTGTCTACAAATTCGGGATGACATACCGGGGTTGGCTTGTCGCTACCGCTGATATTTTCAGTTTTATCATTCACTCTCAAGACCGGGGACTTTACGCTCCTCGCGCTCTCGCGGAAGCCGATGGAAAGCATTTCTATATGGGGACGACCGATTTTCATGTGAATAACGGCGTCCGGATTGACGATATCGGGGGACCGATCCGTGAGTTTGTTTTCAATCGCTTGAATCGTTCTGTTAATAACTCTTGCTGGGCCATAATGGTGGACGAATATAAAGAGATCTGGTTCTTTATAACCGTCACCGGAAACACCGTCCCGACGGAAGTATGGAAATACAAATACGATCTTGGATTCTGGTACAAGGACACAGCGTTTAATTGTCTTTGCGGAACAAATTTCACGCAAACGACTAATATTCGCTGGACGGATCTTGTCGGGGCATGGCTCTCTCAATCGTGGAAATGGTCGGATCAATCCGGGCAAGCGGATTTTCCTTTTCAAGTGTTCGGCCGTGACGACGGTCTATGTTACAGGCGCGATCCTCGCATCTTGACGGATGGAGGGGACGTCTATACCGCCTCTCACGAAAGTCGGGATTTCTGCGGTCTTGGTGACTCCGGCCAGATCGGACCGGAGAACGATCAAGAATGGTATCAACTCGACGTTTGGGCGTCCGGAACAAGCATTGACGTTTACTATTCCTTGGACGAGGGAGACTCTTGGACCTTCGTAAAGACCCTGACTCTTACCCCAGAGATCAAGAAGCGAACAGTTTATTTCGACGTTATCTCTCCAACCATTCGTTTCAAATGTGAGAATCTTGATCCTAAAGGATATTTCACTTTCAGATCGCTTATCCCTTATTACATGGATTCTGGAAACGTGGAGAAACCATAATGCAACTCGACAAGGTAAACACAGGGAGAGCGCCCGCGGAGACTGAGTTTGAGAAGAATCTCGAAAAAACATTTCAGAAACTCACGGAACAACTCTCCTTAATTCTCACAAAAGGTCTTATTTTTCAAGATAACTTTGATTGCAATATTCAAACCGTGACTTTGAGCGCTGTCGTAGGTACGGAATTAGAGATTACGCATAATCTCAGAAAAATTCCGACAGGGTACATGGTTGTCTCAAAAGACAAAACCGGAGACATCTACAATGGATCTTCGGCTTGGACAGCGACCACGCTTTATTTGAAAAGTTCTGTTTCCTCTCCAACAATAACGGTACTGGTGTTTTGATGAACGCTCAAGTCCTTGAAAAGATCAAAGAGAAAGAAGTGGCGCGCGAAGTCTCAAGAGAGAAGATCCTCGCGTTCCAAGATGAGCTTTCCAAACTTCCGGGAGCGTTTTTCGGGGATTCTGATCAATGTCCCCTTACCCACAAATTCGCTCCGGGAATGTACGTCCGGGAGATCTTCATCCCGAAAGGGACATGCGTTGTCGGGAAAATTCATAAACACGACCATCCTAATTTTATTCTAAAAGGAGAGGTCCTCGTCATTACCGAGCATGAAGGCAAGGAACATCTCAAAGCTCCGCTCTCGATCATTTCAAAGGCTGGGACCAAGAGAATCGTCTTGGCGCTTGAGGACACGATTTGGATCACCGTTCACGCGACGAACGAAACGGATCTCATGGAGATCGAAAGAGTCGTGATTGCGAAAGATTACAAAGAATTTCAAGAATTCAAAACAAAACACTTGGAGGGTTAAATCATGTCTTGGATAGCCGTTGGCGTTGTTACGGGATCAGCAGTAATCGGGGGGGCTGTCGGAAGCATGTCTACGAGCAAAGGAAAGGGTGGCAAGGTTGAAATGATTGATACGAGGACTCCGGAACAGAAAGCGGTTGATAAATCCTCGGCCGATTGGATCACAAAATATACGCCCAGCTTTGCTCCGGGGACTCCTTATAGCGGGAAATTGAGCGCTGGAATGAACGGTTTTGAAACTGCCGGGATGGGATTCCTTCAGAATTATTTGACGGACGCCAGCGCCACAAACGCAAATCCTATGCTCGGTCTTGCGGAAAACGAGATCACAAAGACTCTGACCGGGGATTACGATCCTTCGACGTCTCAGTTCTATAAAGCGACTCGGGACGCGGCCATGACCGAAAGACAGGACGCCTTGAACACGCAGAATCAAGGGCTTGGCGCTCGGAACAAATATTTCTCAAGTGAGGCTTTAAACGAGGGGCAGCAGCTCAATACTAGGACCACGAACTTTCTCCAGCAGACGCTTGGAGCAATGTCCGAAAAAGAGCGAATGAACCGATTGAACGCGGTCCCGATGGCTCAATCTCTTGATAAGGCGAGAACCGCAGCACAAATCGCTCCGATCGCGGCGGCAACCACGTTCGGGGCGATCCCAAGAGAGTTAGAGCAGAAAGATTATGAGCGCCAATATCAAGCATGGCTGAACCAGAGAACGGAAATGGCAATGCCGATACAGGCCGCGAAAGGCTTCAACGCTGGAGATTTTAAGACCGTTGGGACTAATCCGGCCCCAACCTTTAATTGGGGATCGTTCCTCGGTCAAATTGGATCCGCGGCCGTGACCGCGGCAATCGCGTAAAGGAGAATTTATGGCAGAGAATGATTTTTTGAGACAGGGCGATACAGTCAGCGGAACGGATATCACGATCAATCAAGCTCCCAGCCAAGGGACGGAGTTCCTCAGTTCCTTCCTTGGGGGAATGATGAAGGGCGGGGGACAGGAAGAAAAACTCAAGAAGGAGAAGGATAAACTCTCTTATTACACAGAATTGCGCGAAGCGGGATATTCCGCGGAGGAAGCGACCGCGCGCGTTAATAAACAGTTCTCCGGTGGATTCTTGAATAAGATCCTCAAGAAAGACTCCGCGGGATTCTCCAAACCGGAAAATGATACGTTCGTGTCAAAGACCTCGAAAGACAAGGCCGCGGCCGCGAAGGATACGGCTGTTGCCGGCTGGTATAACCGGAGATCCGGAGAGTCCGGGACCAAGACAGGGACCGGGGACGCTCAGAGAATGGTGTCTCTTGAGAACATGCTCACCGGAATAAAACGCCAGCTCGGAAATCTCGATCCGAAGAAAGACGCGGAGAAGATCAAGAAGCTGGATAACAAGTCTGGATTATACGAAAGACAGCTTGAGAAGCTCACCGGAGTCTCTCAAGACGAAGAAGCGACGCAGAGTTACGTCCCCGGAGAAACGAAAGTCGGGCAAACGTTTCAGCACTCAAACGGAAAAACGTACAAAGTTCTGAATGTTGATGATCCAAATGATCCGGACGTAGAAGAAGTTTAAGGAGCTAAAATGAAACTGTCGTCGCTTGATTCTACCGATACAGATATCTCCGCTCCAAAAGGTCCTGTAAAGCTGTCCACGCTCTCCGCTCCCGCCAGATCCCCTATGAAATTATCGAAGGTTGCGGAGCCGCCGGTCCAAGACGACAACGCTCTTGAGGATACTCTTAACAAACGGAAGAAGGAGCTTGAGGATCAGCAGAAAGCTGCCTACGCCAAGGAGCAGGAGATCGCGAAGCAAGAAGCGGCACAGAACCAGCCGGAGAACTGGTCCAGTACCCGGTTTAAGAAAGAAGCGCCGAAGCCACAGACCCCGGAAGAACAGGCAATGTATGACGCGACCGTGGCGAAAAAGGAACTCACGGAATCGCAGATGGCCGATAAACTTCTCCCGCCGGAACTGAGAAGGAACGAGCTTGAGATCGGACCTCCAAAGCCGGACAAAAAGACGGTCATGGAAGGGCTTGGAAAGATCGTCATGGGAGGATTGACCGGCGCAGCGCATTACGCCGCGGAGGAGTCCGGCGCGTATAAAGCAGATCCCGCGGTCGAGAACGCGAAATCTCATAATATCTACGCGATCCAGCAGAATCTTGAGAGGGAAGCGCGCCTCGATCATATCTACAAAAACGCTCCGGAATTCATGAAAGAGAAGCTGGGAGAGGGCGTCGTCGAAGGCCGCGAAGAATCTCTCAAGAATTGGAAAGGGATACCCCTTGAAGAAATCAGACAGGAATACAAGGAACTGATTCGGAGGCCGGAGATCACCGGAATGAGGCCGGATACACCGACGTTTGAGGAGTTTTTGAGTATTCCCATGACCGGATTGGTCGCGATCGGTCTTATGTCGAACCCCATCGGCGTCGCTTTGGGCGTCGCTGGATTCATGGCGATCGACGAGATCGAGAACAAAGTCGTTTCCTCCATAAAGAAAAGACCGTACATCCTCGGCGCTGGGAAAGGGATATCGGATCTCCTTCCGGAGCAAGCGTCCGAAGCGACGGCCGCTGTCGTTGACATGATTGATTTTATCGGGAAAGGATTACTTCTCGGAGGGATCGGGAAACGCGCTCCGAAGATTTCGGAGTATCTGACGAGAGAGATCATCAACAAATATAATCTCCCGCGCGAAGTATTCATCGACCCGGTGAAGATCCGCAGCATTTTCGGGACCCCAAGCGAGACAGGGAACCCCATCACCCCGGAAGAACTGGATCTCGTCACCGGCCTCGGACTGAACGCGAAAGGCTACAAGGAAGCGTTCACGAAAGGCGTCACGATAAAGGTCCCGGTCGAGAAGATCACGACGCTCCGGGACCGTCCGTACTGGAAATCTCTGAAAGAAGCGATCGGACTGAAAGCGACCCCGGAAAAGGTCGTTACGGAAAGACCGACGAAGCCCGGAGTAAAACTCTCAGAAATTGGATATGAGCCATCCAAATCCAAACCGGCCACACCAGCCCCCAAAACGCAGAAACCTCCCCAAACGGGAGGGAAAGTGGCAAAAACCCCTATCCAAGAGGCGTTTGAGCCAATTATACAGGCCGGAGGCGGTACTTGGCTGGGATCCTTGCCCGGATTCACGAAAAAGGACGGAACGATCGTCCCCACGCAGATCCAGTTCCAAGCGCCGTCCGGGGACACGCTCGCGCTCCCGATGAATCAAGTATCCGCGGAGAACGTGAAAGCGAAGATCTCGGCTCTTGAGAAGAAATACCGGGAAGCGGAAAAAGGCGGCGGGGAAACTCCGGAGTCAGAAGAAAAGAAAGGTCCGAAGAAAATCTCGTCCAAAAAAGAGAAGATTGACGAGGAGCAAGACCGCGTTTCCTACGTTTACGCCGGCGGCTCAAAAATCGTAAAAATCAAGACGGATCCAAAGAAAGCAATCGTCCAGCTCAAAGAGGGAATTGAACATAACAAAGTCGCTGCCAAAGAAAGCACAAAAATCCTTGAGGATCTCAAGAAGAATGGCGCGAAGGAGATAAGCGAGAACGATATCAGACTTGCCGGAGGCGACGAGAAGTTAGCTCTGGAACGTGCCATTAATATGGTCCGGGGACACGTCGAGCATAACATGTCTCAGATCGAGCAATATAAGAGAGAGATCGCGCGTCTTGAGAGCGGGACTCCTCCGGCCGTTGTTAAGGTGGTGGATCATGGCGCTACCCCTAAAAAGAAGCCGGTGAAACTCAGTCAAGTCGAGAAACCGGCTAAGAAGAAACTCCCTCCGCATCTTCAAGAGATCGCAGATAAAACCAAAGGAATGACGGACGTTACCCCTCCCGGATTTGGACCAGAAGCCAAGCCGGACTTTGGAGCGCCTTCCCGGACCGCGGAGGATTTTGAGCTTAATCCCAAGAAGATGGCAGATCTGAAAAAGGGATACGTCGCGATCTCTTACAAGGGGAAGGTCTTTGCCGCGAAGATTGGCTCTACGCTCAACGGAGTCAAGATCTTCAATCACGCGGATCTTATCGAAGCGAAGAACATTGATTTCTTTGACAAGAAGCTCATCCCCGGATTCATAAGCAAAGCCGGGAAGTTTGTCGAGCAATATCCTCCAGAGGCCAAGGTTATCAAGGTCCGTCCACAACGAAAATTCGACGTTCAAAAGGCGGTGGACGCCGGAGACATAAAAACGATCGTTATTGCGTATGGTGGTTTAAACCGGAAAGCGGAGATATTCAAGAATTTCGCTCCATCGGAGCTAAAAAAAATCTCGTTCTTGTTTAAGGCAGTAACCAAGAAAACCGGTCGTAATCCGGATGATATGTTACAGAGTCTCGCGGAAGAATACCCGCAGCTTTTCGGGCAGTACGAATCAGACCATCAGATGATCCGCGCGCTCATCGACGGAACCGCGGATAAACGAATGGACGTGGATAAACTCATTGCAGAAAAGGAGGCTTTGGATGCAAAAGACGCCGCAGAATACGATCCCGCGACCGCCGCGGAAGCTGATCGAATCGCGAAAGAGGAGCTTGATGCTGAAAGAAGCAATCGAGAGAGGGAGGCTGGCGCAGGGGATCAATGGGAAGCAGTAAAGGGAGCGACCCCGGAAGATGATATCCATTTCTTTGGGGAGATCGTAAGAAACGGCCGGCGCCGGCCCTTGGCGATCGTTGGACAGAAACTTGTCCTAGACCAGAAAACTCCGTTCATGGCGACGAATAACTCCGGGGAGGGATCGAAAGTTATCGGGAATTACCAGACGCTTGAGGAGGCAAAGGCCGGCGTCGAGAAATTCTTTGAATCTAAGGGAGTAAAAGAACAGGGAGATCTTTTCGGGGAGGAACCGACTCGAAAAAAGCGGGAGTTTGGAGAAGCGCGCTCTCTCAAGCAACAAGCGGAGGTCCCGACAGATCTTGAAAAGGTCGGGATAGACGAGAAACAGCTCAAGATGTTCCCTACTTCTGAGACTGAAGCGGCCCACGGATCCGAAGCGAAGAAAGAAGCGAATCATAAGAAGGTTTTAGATTCTACGAAAAAAGCTGTCGTCAAGGTCGGGGACAAATACAAATCGGTCTATAAATCTCCGTTCGCTCTGAGATTCAAAGAGACAGGGAAACTATCTTTTCCCTCGCTCGTTTGGGATGGTAATCCCGCGTCCCTCGCTTTCGCGTTCCGTTTTCTGCATGAGGAAGCGGTCGAGAATTTCTGGATCGGATTCATGAAAGATGGAGTAATCCAAGCCGTTGAATTACACGCGACCGGGACGGTCGATGAAGCGGCGGTCCATCCCTATGAAATGCTGGGGCTTGGGGATCACGTTCAAGCGGATCAATTCTTTCTCGTCCACAATCATCCGTCCGGGAAGGTGGAACCAAGTCCGGCGGACCTCGATATCACCGCAAAGATAACTTCAGTTCTTGGTCCCCAAGGCATCGAATACGCCGGCCATCTCATTCTCGAAGGGGATCAGTTTGGATATCTTTCTGCGAAAAAAACCCCTCAAGTTCTCACGCATGAGCAATACGCCGCGACAAAAGACGTCGGAGTTTTCAAGAAATATCTGGAATGGAGCGCCGGAGAGAAAACCATCATTCCGGGAGTCGGGGAGCATGTGAGAAGTCCCCAAGCTCTTTTTGATTTGGCGAAAGGGATCCAGACCGGTGATAACGAGGGTCTTTTGGTGCTTTTGGATAAAGGGATGCGTATTCTGAATGTCTTGATATTCCCAAAAGGGCAACTTTCCGGAGTGGAAGCGGTACGATACGCCGCGAGAGCGAGAGCGACAGGAATTGTAACGATAAACTCTGGCTTGAACGGAGATAATTATCTTCCGGTAAAGAAGGAACTATCAAAGATCGGAGTGCGTTTCTTTGATAACGTCGAAGTCTTGGACGCGAATTCATATCGCTCTTGGTCGGAGCATAACGCTATGGATCCCGGAGAGACTTACGGACCGAAAGGGATCTCGGAAGGAACTTCCGCGTCATACGGATCCGGGAGTCTCGACGAATACGAGAAACAAGTCAAAGCTGCCGGAAAGGTCAAGGGCTTCAAGCTGTTTGAGGCGTTCAAAGCTCTTGGAAAGAAATATGTCTCGATCATTGGAGAGCGGTATATCGGCGCGAAGGGCGCGGCCGGGACGTATAAACACTCGACCGATACCGTCCGGACGGTGGCGCTCAATGCCGCGACGGTCGTGATCCATGAGTTCGGCCACGGTCTTGATTTCAAGGGAAAGATCGTAGACGAGATTTTGAGAAAGACCGGGACCTCAAAGAGCGGGAACCCGATCTATGACTCGTCCACGCTCCAGATCCGAAAGGAAATGACGGACCTCTATACGAATCACTACACCGGAGGACTGAAAACCCACAAGCTCGAAGTGCGTATGCGCGAAGGGATCGCGACGCTTCTTCAGAAATACATCGAGAAACCGTCCGTAATGCTCGCGAATTACCCGACTCTGGTGAAAGAGTTCCTTGAGCCGGGCGGTCGCTTCTACAAACCGGTTACGACAGCGTTCCTCAAGGACGTTCAAGCCGTCATTTCTCAGTATCAGAGTCTCGATGATCTTGGGAAGGTCGCGGCGCGCGTGACGACGGATCCGCAGCAGACCGGGCTTGGAAAGGATACGTTCCTCAA